AGACATCGAAGATGACTCAATCCCTATCAACAATCCTGTGAAAGCAGGACTATTAGCCCGGAGATATAACAAGGAGAATCCAGGTTCAAAGGAGTACGGGAAAGAGAACATAAGAAAACACAGAGAGGCAGCAAGGAACAACCGGGCCATTAGCAACCACCTGAGGAAACGTTAAATCGAGAGAAGTCTTTAGGAACTTTGTTCAGTTTTAGCCCGCGAGCTAAATTAGTAGTATAGTATAGTATATAAGGTAGTTACACTCTAGACTACTATCATGGTCTTACGTCATGGTCGTAATTTAGGTTCAAAGTCGTCTTAAATCATATGGGAATCGCGCCATGGTACTATTAAACTAAAGGAGGATTCATTATGAAAATGGGACCTAGTACAATAAGAGATAAATTTATAACAGCTTTCACCGCTAAGGATGCTGCTGTTTCTTTCCCCACTGCAGAGGAGAGTCAGAGCCCTATGATTACTAAGATAGCGGCAACTATGAGAACAGAAAAGCATGGCGTGATAGGCGCAAAGCCTCAAGCAGGTTTCCCCCTAACCTTTGATATAATATATCAAACTTAAGAAAAGCACAAGATAACTAGTACTTAGTACCTCACGGAATTTATTTTCTGTGGGGTATTTTTGTTTATGCCCACGATATGATGGGCATTTAACTGACCTTATATAGGTAGGGACATTGGTTACTACAAAATGATAATAAACAATGGTGGGAAATGACGAACATACAAAACTTTTGTTGCACATGGATGGTAGTCAAGGAGGTACCACTTGGACCGAGCACCCTGATTTGTTTGATAACATAACATTTTTGATTTAAAAGGGGAGACTATGCGTTGGTTAGATAAAGAATTAAGGATACTAAAGGAAAACTACGCTACATCTACAATAGGTGAATTAAGGGCCTTGCTACTATACAGAACAGTAGACATGATCAATACTAAGATTAAACGTCTACGTGCTGTAGGTGAGCTGGGGAATAAGACAAAGGAAACAAAACGCCGTGCTTATGATCAGCGAGGCACTAACTTTATATTCACGATTGATCAAACAAGTAAAGGAGACTGATCATGCTTTACATATTAAAGTTGGGCAGTGACCACAGAATGGTGATTGACATTATACGATGGAACAAAAAGGATGTCGTGATCAGAGAATTGAAAACAGATGATAAACACGTGATCACGTGGAAAACATTTATGACATTCTACGAAGAATTACGTTACGAGTGTAATCTCGATGATCACGACGATCACGGCTCACGTCTCGAACACGTGCTAAAAAAGATTAGATAATCATACAACAAAGGATATTCAAGTGACAAAAACAGTTTTATTAATGTTGTCAGGTGGGTTAGATAGTTCATTTATTTTGTACCACCTACTAACAAACACGGATTACGATATAGTAACACACCATATTTCACACAGGTATGATTCAGAGCCGCGTTGGGTACAAGAGGACGTCGCTACCGAGGCAGTCGTGGCTTATTGTAGAGAACACTGTAGAGCTTTTAGACACACAGAATCTGTGTTCGATTTCAGAGGTTTTCCAAAACATGTGGGTTGGGATAGTGACATGCAAGTGATGGTGGCATCTAAAGTAGCGCCTAACTTGCGGGGAAAAGTGACAGTAGCACTGGGATGGACGGCGGATAGTATGGAAAAACCCGTTGTGCAAGATCGTATGAAACGTAATTGTACCAACAACATGTGGGAAGTTTGTAGAAATTCTATCGACAACACAAATAAACGTTCGCGTCTGAATCCTAAACTTTGGATGCCTTTAGTAGACATGCGATACTATAAAACAGATATATTACGAGAATGTCCAAAGGAATTAGTAGACCTAACATGGTCTTGTAGAAGACCTATAAGAGGAGAACCATGTGGTAGATGTTTCTCGTGTAAAGAAAGAGTAGCGGCTGCAAATATCGTGCATTTTAAACAGGGGGTTAAAGATGACTTATAAAATATCAGGAACAAAATCAGAAACCGGAAGGGTGATAATTTTTAAAGAATCCGATTGGTCGATTGAAAGTAACACGGTGATTTCAGGAGCCGGTAACTACGCTTTGACCACACTTAGTAGTGGGGTTAAGTGTGTGATAGTCAGAACTAATGAAGGAGAAGTAATGGGTTACGGCTTCGTGGACGCCTTAAAGTGTATAATAGAAGATGATGAGTGGTGGGATGGTTACTACGACAACAACTTTTGGAACCCCGACGACCCTGACTACGGAGAATGGGATGCTGTGAATGAAAAATGGATTCCGGCGGCCGCCTACCCAGAAGAGGTTGATTTAAACCCAAAATCTGGTACCACTTGGGTTGAGGGCTTTGAGCCTTCAAAGATGAGGTTTACTATAGAAAATGATCCAGAAGATTTACAAATAGGACTTAAATATACAAATGGAAATAATACTTTTTATGCTGGGCTTCTTGTAGACCAACAAGAGATTTTACTTGGATCGTACTGGCAATACGATGTGGGGGACATTGCTTATTTCTACTTGTATTCAGATGGTGCTGCTGAGGGATGGGCAATTACAGGTATAGAATTTTATCAAGACACTGTTACGGACTTCAGAGCCGGGGCATCTGCCAATCTTCGTGGTGTTAGTGCTGAAATACTTTTCTTAGTAGAAGACGATACCGTTAAAACAGGACAAGAATTTACTTTAACCTATCCTCCTGGAGATAACGATTTCTACAACTTAAGATGGTTCTTACCAACGGCGGCACTTTCTAGTAGAAAAATGCACGTAACCAATATAGAATTCTATAATGGTGGCACTTGGGAAGCCAAATTTGACAATACTCATTGGGAAGACGCGGGTGGCTATGTAACGTGGAATAACAACCGATGGGAAATGGACACAGCTGACGATTCTGGTAGATTAAATACAGCATCCGGCGCCACATGGCAAGAAGATTATCGTCCAACTAAAATTAGATTGTCTTATGTGTTTGAATATTCTAGTGGTGGCAGATAATACGTAAGAAGAGCTTATGTGGGTAAAAACGTGAGCAGAAAAGAAAAATTGTTTGATAACAAGTTTCTTAAATAGGAGAATAATAAATGACTTATAAAATATCAGGAACTAAAAGTGAAACTACAAGAGTATTTGTATTAGATGAATCAGATTGGTCTATAGAATATAATTCTGTTATATCTGGTTCAGGGGATTATGCTATAACCACTTTAAGTAGTGGTATAAAAACAGTGTTTGGTAGAACGTCTGAGGGGGAAGTGATAGGCTATGGTCGTGTAGACGCAATGGAGATCCTGATGAGTTCTTATACATTCTTGCTGTACGACGATGGTGACGCTACCAACTTCGGGGTGGTTTTGGAGGCGGGTGGGTCACAGTCAGATTTAGGAGCAAACTTTAGTTACGCCTACCGTTCAGCTATATTACCAGACAAAAGAGTAGTGGTAGTGGGTCGTAATACTTCTACTGAAGAAGTAGTGGTTAAATGTTTCTTAGCGGGAACTACGACTGAAGACTGGTCATACACCGTGGCAAACCATTTGTTATACACATACGCGGATGTTTGTGTTTTAACTAATGGTAACATTGTGGTACTGTGGGGAGATTACGACGACGAATATATATATTTTGTTATTTTAGATTCCGATGGGGGGTTAGTACAAGGAGTGACTAACGCAGACACAGACGCTAACACAGCTTACGAAGATGAGGGGTTTGACGTTACGGCCTTAGCAGATGGTGGTTTTTTCTGTCATTGGATGGATGATGATGAAAGTACAATATATGGTAGCATATGGAATTCCAATGGTACTAACCGTCAAGCAACAACGTGGCTAGATGGATCGGATTATGATTTTAGTTCAGCAATTCAATTTGCAAGCGGGTCTATTGTAATTTTTGAGATGGATAATAAATATGCTCATTTTTATTCTCCTACTGATTTATCTGATGTTAGTACTTATAATGATTATTCTAGTGAATCTATGGTTGATTATGTTTATTCGGCTAAACTGTCTACAGATAAAATAGCCTTAGTATTTGAAGCAAGTGATGGTAACACTTATGGTAGTGTATTGAATGATACAGGAAGTAAATTAATAGAAGATAAATTAATTTTATCTAGTAGCAAGCCCGTTTCATTTATGGCGTTACCAGACGGTACATTTTTAATGCAGGTTGCGGGCGGGTCAGAGCATGGCCAAAATTATTACATATTAGATGCCGATTTAAATACAGTGTCAGGGCCAACCGCAGCATTTACTGGTATTACTGACGACACTTACTATTATTACCTTAAGGGCTGTGCTGGTTAAACAACAAGGGGGAAAATCATGTTAAAAAGGCTTTGGGCTTGGATAAAAAGTTTATTCGGAATTAAAGAACCGTTAGATTTACAATTCGAAGGCTCATTTGAAGTAGACAGCCTTCCTGAATCTGTTATACAAGAAGGGGGAACCAGTATGAAGAAAGCTCTTATAGCTGGAATTAATAATTACCCTGACGCACCATTACGTGGGTGTGTCAACGACTGTCTTCTGATGTATAAGGTTTTGTCAGAGAAGTTTGGATTTAACACTAAAAATATAGACCTACTTACTGATAGTGATTGTACAAAAGCCAATCTGTTGGTCAGCCTTAAGAAACTAGTCACGGGTGTAAAGGCCGGTGATACTGTGTTCTTTCATTACAGCGGGCATGGTTCACAAGTAATGTCTAATGACTGGACTAACTCGGATGAAGCGGATGGTAGGGACGAGATTCTATGCCCCGTTGATTTGGATTGGAATGACCCACTAAGAGACCATGAATTAGGTGCCTTCTTTAAACTTCTTCCGAAAGGGGTAAAGATTTTAGTAATATTAGACTGTTGCCACTCTGGAACAGGGCTAAGAAATTCTTTGAAAAAGTTAGGTGGTAAGGATAAGGATGATTTCAGAAATAGATTTCTTCCGCCCCCGCCAAGCAACATTCTAACTAACCCAAGAGTTGGTTTAGATGATAACCTTAACTTCGTAGTACCAGAAGGTAAAAGTGTTCAGACGCAGAAAAGGGGGTTTGCCGTGTCAGCACAGAAACAGGGCGATGCTATCCTTATTTCAGGATGCATGGAAAATCAAACAAGTGCCGATGCTTGGATAAATGGTAGATATCATGGGGCATTGTCTTATTACCTTGTAGAAGTATTAGCTTCACATAATTTTGATGTAGATTATAAGACTTTAATAAACGGCGTAAATCTAAAGCTCAAAAACAAACGTTTTACACAAGTTCCTCAACTAGAGGCGAAGGAAGAATTCTTTAATCATAAGTTTCTAACATAGGAGGCATAAAATGTCTGGACCTATTGACGTAAGTTGGCTGAACCAACTCGGCGAATTTTGTGTTACTTACGGTCCTTGGGCAGTAGCTATTTTTGAGGGGCTGTATATTTTAAAAAAAGAAAAAGATCACAAAAAGGTTTTGGCCGAACACCAAAAGGAACGAGAAGAGTGGGAAGCTTTAAGAACGATAGAGAGAACGGAAACAATTGATAGATACCAAGACTACCACAATGAAATAGTAGGTATAGCAAAGAATACCGGTGATAGTATAACTGGTATGGCTGCGCGTATGATGGTATCAAACAAAGAAGTCATGATGTTGAGAAAGGCTATGGAGCAATTCCTTTCCCTTATCGCAGAGGGTATAATTAGAGTCAAGGACGAGCTAGAAATACCGGATGATATTGAAGAGACCATTAGCGACTTCATGCCAGAAAATTATTTAAAGTTTAAGAAACCTAAAAATAAATGTTGACAAACAACAAAACGTGTCCTATACTATATATTAACAATAAACTAACTTTCATATAGTATAGGAGACACATGCAAGATTTATTACAACAAGCATTTTTATTTGCAAAAAAAGCCCACACTGGACAAGAGAGAAAATTTACTGGTAACCCCTACATAACACACCCTGAAGGGGTGGCCAAAATATTAACGAGGTACGTATCAGATGCTAAGATGATAGCTGCTGCGTATCTACACGATACAGTAGAGGACACAGATACAACGATAGATGAACTCGAAGTTTTATTTGGTACTACTGTAGCTGAACTAGTCGGGGAGTTAACTAGCTCGAAAGACTACAAAGCACAAGGATTAACCAAGAAGGAGTATATGGCGTCGGAGTTTAACGGAATGTCGCCGAAAGCCTTCACCATCAAATTGTGTGATAGGCTACACAACATTCTGGATACGATTAGAAAAGAAACTTCTCTTAGTTTTATTAAATGGTACTGGAAAGAAACCACTTATGTTTTTAGGAACTTGGAAAGACCACATGAAGCAGATGATATTCAACTGCATCTTATGGCTACAATAGAAATCATTCTAGATCATATCAAACACGCTTACGACACCAAAAATAAATGGTAATGCAAGCTTTACTCACCAGAACTCAATTCAGAGAATCCGTTTTCGAACGCGACCATAACACATGCGTCGGCTGTGAAGATATTGCGGCCGACGCACATCATATCATTGAACGACGACTATTCCATAACGGTGGATATTATTTAAATAACGGCGCAGCACTATGCCATAACTGCCACCTAGAGGCTGAGATGACTATGTTGTCGTGTGATGTTTTGCGTGCACGTGCACGCATTGAACACGTAATCCTGCCAGAAGGGTTTGACCGAAACACTAACTACGACAAATGGGGGAACATAATTCTTCTGACAGGACGTCGTGTAAAAGGGCCTTTGTTCGACGATAGGTCCGTTCAAAAGATACTACAGAGAGGGGGTATGCTTAGATTGTTCTTGTAAGGTGACTCTTAACTAATCATAAAAACTTTAAAAATTTAAGGAGATAGCAATGAGCAACTCTGTAATAATCGACACCAATCTATTTCTTGACGATTCAAACATCATTTTTAAACTATCTAAGCTTTACGAAAAGATAGTAATACCAGTCACCGTGTTGTTGGAGTTGGACAACCACAAATTCAAACCCGACACCTCATTTAGCGCGAGAGAAGCCATACGCGCCATCTTAGCTTTTAAACAACAATTTCCAGACAAAATAAAATTTACAGTTGATGACAACGAAATAACTAAGGCCGACCTTAGGATAATTCAAACGGCACTTGAGACTGGTGCTCAGATAGCCACCAAAGATATTTCCATGTCCATCATTGCTGAAGCTAAGGGGGCCGACTGTCAGCTTTACGATGTAGTACTGAACAACCTATTTAAACCATACGCCTTTATTGAGATGGACGACCTTTACGCATGTATGGGAGAAGACACATTTGCTTTTGCCAAAACATACGCTGAGGATGACTATGATAAAATAGTGGATTGTTTCTCTGAAATTAGTGGCCAGAAACTAATTAGAGACGCTTGGTTCTTTGTGTTTATTAATCATGGCGCTAAAGAACCGTCTATCTATGCTAACAATCCATTTAAACATACACTAAACTTGATTAACAACGAAAAGAAGTACAGGGTCATAGACACAGGTGGTGCCCTACTTAAGGCAAGGGACCATTTCCAAGTGTGTGCTATATACGCCCTTAGAGAGGCACCACACACTTTAATTACGGGTAGATGGGGTTCTGGTAAGACTCTGATTGGAACCGCATATACGCTCGCTGAGAGCCAAAAGAAAGCATTTATAACTAGACCCTCTACCGGTATCAGTGCCAAATACAATCTAGGATTTGAGCCCGGCGACAAATTCGACAAGATGGTAGAGTGGTGCGGCGGCTTTTTGTCAGCACTTTATTTCTTGTATGGCACCACCAGAGACCAGCAAGCTAGTGGTGTAGCCTATGACTATGTAAGAGACGAAATATTTAAACAAAAGTTTGAATTGCTGCCCATCAACAAGATCCAGGGTATGTCACTTTTGAACGACGACATAATGATTGTTGACGAGGTACAGCTAATAGATGTAAACTACATGAGCATGATTTTATCTAGACCCAGCGAAACTGGTAAGTTAATACTTTTAGGAGATCTTAAACAAACCTATAATGTAGTTAAGCCATCAGAATCAGGATTATTGAAGCTCTTGAGGGCGCTACCGCACAGGTCAATAGCTATGGTAGAGTTACAGAATTCATACCGCAGTGAGTTGTTAGAAGTAGCTGATTTACTCCAAGATAAAACTTTGTCTTAAGTAACAAGGGGCGCCCATTAGGCGCCCTATCAATCGTATAAGGAGGCCGAGATGCCTTGGGATAACGTAGAAGATACAAGCGACTTTACGCGTGATAAGGAAGCGGAGAAGGAGATGGCTGAGTGTCTAAAGAAATTAAATAAAGCAAGATGTGAGGAAAGGGAGCAAAGAGAATTATGGAGAAAAAGAAAGATGGAGCACTAGTTATAAATCTGTATGGCGGTCCGGGCGCAGGTAAATCTACCACGGCTGCTGGCGTTTTTAGTTTGTTAAAATTACATGCTGTAAGTACTGAATTAGTCACAGAATATGCTAAAGACTTGACTTGGGAAAACAGGATGAAAACCTTAGATAATCAGTATTATGTTTTTGGTAAACAACACCACAGGCTTTTTAGACTCGTAGACCAAGTAGACGTAATAATTACAGATTCACCTATATTACTGTCTCTGATTTATGGTGACACCCACGCCGAGTTCAAAGATGCTGTGGTGGCTTGCTTTAAAGAGTTTAATAATGTAAATTATATTATACGTAGGACTAAGGCCTACGTCAGTGCCGGTAGAAACCAAACATTTGAAGAGGCTAAAGAAGTAGACAATGTTACAAGACGTATCTTAGGTAGCAACGACCTACCTTACGCTGTTGTACCAGGTGAGTATGGGGGCATAAACCAGGTTGCCCAAGAACTTCTTGAGTATTTAGGCATTGAGTGCAAGTTTAAGTTTGCCCCCAAATAAATTCGTAGGACAAAGGGGCCATAAATGGAAATGTTAGATGAGGGGCTGCAGAAACTAATTGCCACTGTTGATCTGGAAGGAACCACCTGTGGACTCAAGCATAGTGCTGAAGATCCTAGTGAAGACCACCCTGCCGTAGATTATCTATGTCAGAACCTTGGTTATGACTTGGACGGTAACATTATGATTGATGCCATCATTCAAATACCTGTATGTGAAGAATGTGCTAACGCACTATACGGCGCTGAATGGGTACTCTGCTACTGTACTGAATGTATGTCTTCTCAATGGATTCTAAAGAGTAAGTCAAAAGTAAGATTTGATAATGATGTGCACGTTATATGGATGAAGGAGTGTCCTGTGTGTTATTCAGAAAATGTACAGCAACTTGATGAACAATAACGACCATAATAAACTAACCTGTTTTATTATGAGGGGACTACTGTTTCCTCGGGACTAGACAGTATAGGAAATACTTCATTATTAGGGGAGGTTAAGCATGGCGAGCCAAATGTATTCAGACGACGATATCTGGGCTCTCAAGAAGATGGAGATCTTGGATGGGATTGACACCGCTATGGAAGATGGCAGCGTGGACAAAGAGGTTTTAGATCTAATGAAAGAGATTTTAGATTCTTGCAAAGTTAAAACTAGTATGAAAGAATACTTCGAGGAGGGTTAACCAATGGGAGAAGTGAGAAGGAAGCGCATACCTACAGCCAAAGAGCTGGAGAGACTGAGTGGAACTAGAAAAGAAAAAAGGGCGCGCAGGGGAGCGAGGCGGGCCGCCAGAAGGAGTGAATAATGCCTACGCGTAAATTATACACTGATGGTCAAGAAAAAAGAAAAGAAAAAAAGAATGTGTACAAAGCAAGCAAGGGTAAAAAGAAGAAGACTAAGAAATGATGCGGTGCCACAGATGTGGCAGACAATCATGGATCAGCTACGCTACAGGCGGTAAGTATAAGTTTGTGTGCGAAATTTGCTGGGAAGAATTAAAGGAGGTGCGTTTCAAATGGCAAAGAGAAAGGGATGGAAGTTTTCCGAAGAAAAAATCCTAATCAATAACTATCATACAGCCACTATTGACGAGCTTAGGGGGTTACTCCCCGGTAGAGAGCCAGATAGTATCAATGCCAAGATTAAGAGATTTAAGAAGGCTGGAAAGATAAAAGGAGGAAAAACAGAAGAGACTATTAGTAGGGCCTACGACCAGAGAAAATAATCCCAGTGGAGGTATTCTATGGACAAAGATATGTCTGACCCCTTTATCGACTCCTTATGTTTAACGTGTAAACACTGTGTTAACAGGGTGATAGAGCCAATTGATTTAGAAAGTTTTATACAGGATTACGGATATTTAGGTGTGGATGATTTTGAGGAGGGTGATGAGTTACTTTTTGGTCAGATAACATGCATGCTATTACACATAGATCTAGACCATGTCGTACTGGAATGTAACAAATACGAACCCGAAAGTATGTCGTCTTTGCTAGAGCATGAATTAATAAAACGATGGTCATTATAAAAACAAAAAATGAGATTAAGAAATTAACTGAAAGTAATTTTATAGCTGGTAAAGTTCTTACTACAATAGCCAGTGAAGTTAAACCCGGATTAACGACCCTACATTTGAACGATTTAGCGGAACAAATCATTATAGAACACGACGCAGTTCCGGGATTTAAGAACTATAGACATTTTAAGCATACTTTATGTACGTCAGTTAACCATCAAATTATACACGGAGTACCGTCCACTCAGAAACTAAAGAGTGGCGACATCGTTAGTGTGGATGTAGGGGTGTTGAAAAATGGGTACTACGGTGACACTGCTATCACCATCCCTGTGGGAGTGATAGACAAGGAAAAACAAAGACTTATAGATGTAACACGCAACGCTTTATTAAAGGGTATAGCAATAGTAGCGACAAACACACGGGTCGGAGATATATCTAAAGTAATACACGAGTACGCGAAAGTCAATGACTGCCGCGTAATTTTTGGGTATGGGGGCCACGGAGTCGGCGCTATTTTGCATGAGGACCCCTTCATACCGAACATATACACAAGAGACCACAACACAGTACTGAAAGAAGGTATGGTTGTAGCGATAGAACCTATGATTGTAACAGGTTCTGATGAAACAACAAAAGAAAGAGACGGGTGGACAATTACTACAAAGGATGGTTCGCCCTCAGCTCATTTTGAGCACACAATATTAGTTACACAATACGGGGCGAGAGTCCTAAGTAAAAGAGAAGGGGAAGCTATATGAATTACACAGTATATTACAAGCCGGTAGAAAATTGGCGATGGACTACACTTGAGAACGTAGCTGGTGATGGTTTCATAACAGAAGCCAAGGCTGACATAAGATTTTTTATACTGGAGGACCACACAAGAATTGAGATACCCTGTAAAGGTGTTATATTTAAGTTTGGGCCCGACAGGCTTGAAAGCATCAAACAGTCTATGGAAGAAAAAAAACCACCAGTACCAAACAGTTCACTTGCAGCGGTGCGGCCAAAAACTTGACAAATCCTGAATCATGTATTATGATTTTGGTGTGATTTATCACTAATAATATTTTTAGGAGGAAGAATGGTAGAGAAATACAAATTTGACGCTAGTGCAGAGGATGGCTTTATACGCATACCACAGAAATTTATGCGTTGTAAAGCCTACATTAATTGGGCGGGCACAAAAGAAAGTGCTGTTTATTTTCATCTGAGAGGGTTCATTATCAGACGGGCTATAAACACCGGCACCAAGAAAATTTATGAAAGATTTTATGAGAAAGGCTTCATAGCCTCTAATTTCTCACAAGAAGACTTGGCATACAACCTTACTGGTAAAGAGTCTAATCAGGGTAATATTAGTCGATACACTAAGTCTTTGGCAGAGAAAGGGCTTGTAAAAATCAAGCGGGTAAAAACACCGCTCGGGTGGTGTAATATTTACATTTTTGGGACCCATGATTTTAACGGACATGAGGCATATTATCTGGATAAATACTTCTCAGACAAGCTATTAGCGGAAAAGACAGAGAAGATGATTAGAGATGTCAATGAATACAATGCTTTGAGTGACCCCGATGAGTGGTAAACTTAAAGGGGGGTTATGTAATTATTACATATACCTCCATGTAATTATTACATACATATAATAGATAAAACTGTATAATAGATAAAACCTGGTTCAAGATAACTTACTAACGTAAGTAATCTTTCACGGAGAAAGCGGCTTTGCCAATGATAAGAACAACTGACCTTTACACTGCAAACAAGACACTAAAATTCATTCACAGAGCTGTGAATGTAAAACCTTTTCAGGTTGTGTGGCGAGGCTTTGTGGTGGCAGGCACATGGAACTCTGTCACGAGAGCGATGGAGAACCGACCGATTTGGCTGCACCCTGATGATGTAAAAGATCTAGAAATATTTCTGGATGGGGTTGACAAACGCTGAAAATGTATTATAATTGTATTAACCGTGTATTTAATGTGTTAACGGCGCCTCAAAAGCGCTAGCAGGATTTAAGGAGATTTAAATGGCTGTACCGTACGTAATTGAAGATGATGGAAAAGGCGGAGAACGGGTTTACGATTTAGGTTCTAGACTTCTAAAAGATAGAATCATTTCTCTTGAAGGGGTGTTCACCCAAGAGCTGGCTGGTTCTATCGTCAAACAACTTCTGTTTCTTGAAGCAGACAGCCCTGAGAAAGATATTCAAATGTATATCAACTCGCCCGGTGGTGAAATATCCGCTATGTATGCTATCTACGACACCATGACATATGTTAAATCGGATGTAGTTACTATAGCATTGGGCACGGCTATGAGTGCAGGAAGTTTTATTTTAGCTGCTGGGGCTAAGGGTAAGCGTTACGCACTACCTAACACAGATATTATGATTCATGAGTTGGCGGGTGGTACCCAAGGTAAGTACCAAGAGATGCTGAACAGGATGAAACACACAGAGAAGTTGTATGCTAAAATGGCTAAAGACTATGTTAAATTCACGGGTCAGAAATTAGTCAAAATCAAAAAGGACATGGAGAGGGATTTCTTCATGGACGCAGAGGAAGCTAAGAAGTATGGCCTCATAGACCATGTAGAATACCAACGAAAATAATGAGATATAACAAAGAGAATCCTAAGACGGGCCGTGTACTTCTAGGTAGCGGTCCTAGGGACCAACAAAAAAGATTAAACGCTGTACAACCGATAGAAGCACTATCACAAGATGACAGGGTAGTAAGTCTTAGAGAAGAAGTTGTTAAATTAAAAGAGACACTTTTACAAGTCCCTAAGAAAACCGCCGGAACCTTCACTGCTGAAGATGTAGACAAGGCCATCAATGATGCACTACCTGAGATAGAACAACACAAGGCTACAGCAGAGGCCAAACAAAGACAGTATGATGGTGTACTCGTTAAGTTAGGCGAACGTGACAAGGCCCTAGCTGGTTTACAGATGGACCTGAATCATGAAAAAGAAAAAGTTATTTTAAGAGACAAGGATTTAGTAAACGCCAGAAACGAAACTACAGAAGTCAACAATAAATTAGTTATGGCTGAAGCTAAGTTTGAAACATTAACAGACAAAATAGCTTCTTTAGAAGAAATAATTAAAACTAAAGATGACGCTATAGAAGCTATCAAGAATGCCCCGCCCACGTATGTACATGGTGATGGGGCAGTTGTAGTTGAAGATCCTGACAGGCCTAAGATGGAGAAGGCCTACATTGATCCTCTTGAGTCTGATGCAGGCGCCGCTATGGAGCCTCACATCACCGTAGAAGATGTAAAAACTACGGATAAAATAAATGTGAACGATAAGGTTGCAAAATTAAAAGGCCTTATGGGCACATTACCGACAAGGAAGTAGGAGGAATTATGAGCGACAAAGGTTTAGATATTGGTACCAACATGTTGGTGGCCGCATCGGTTGACGAAGACGGATCTCCGATTTTCAAAATGCAGCGCGATGCTTTTTATCGCATCGTACCAAAATCAGAAGTTAATAAAAACAGTATTCGTATGTCATTAGAAAAGAGGGGTGCAAACTTCATCACCGAGAACGACACGTTCGTTGTGGTAGGTGAGGACGCATTGGAGATAGCTATTGAGCGCAATGATGTAGCTAAGAGGCCTCTTAGGAAGGGAATCATCTCACCAAGAGAAAAAGATTCTTTGCCTATGCTAAAACTGTTGATTGAGTCATTGATTAATAAAGGCGATGGTAATGACACAGTAGTATACTCTGTACCAGCCAAGCCTATTGATACTCATTTCGATATTATTTACCATACGGAGATAATGGGTATGTATCTTAATGATATGGGGTACAAATCCTTTCCAATCAACGAAGCTTTTGCAATTTGCTTAAGCGAGCTTCTTGACGAGGGGTTGTCTGGTGTAGCCATTAGTTTTGGCGCTGGTATGGTTAATGTGGCCGTTGTTCTTATGGGAGAACCATTAGTCGAATTCAGTTTGACACGTTCTGGCGATTTCATTGACACATCAGTGGGCAACGCACTGGACATATCACCTAGCCTAGTACAGTTGGAGAAAGAGGCTGGTGTAGACTTGTTTAAGTCCTCCACGAAGATTATGGAGGCAGTCTCTGTATACTACAGTTCTGTTATTACTTATACGCTACAGAACATGATACATGAACTAAATTTACGTAAGAAAGAGCTACCAGTATTTAGGGACCCAGTCCCCATCATTGTTTCTGGTGGTTTGTCTAAAGCTACTGGTTTTGTACGCAAAACAGAGGCAGCACTGGCTGCTGGTATGGACTTGCCGTTCAAGATTAGTGAAGTACGTAAAGCAGAGAACCCCATGACGGCAGTAGCAAACGGATGTTTCCTAGCGTCACAGTTGTAATAATGTAACCCCTTAATTGTTAAGGGAGGAATAACATGCGTAATTTAAACGATAAGATACCCGGAGCGCCTAACTTTCAATACAAAGAGTTTGTAAAGTCAGCCACAGCGCTACGTAAGGGAATTAAGAATGAACCAAATGAAGAGCAGTGGCGGGCTCTGGAACAATTGGTTGCCAACGTACTTCAGCCGGTAAGGACGAGGTTTGGTAGGATAAGGATTACGTCAGGTTTTAGGAGTGTTGAGTTATGTGAGGCTGTGGGCAGCAGCAAAAACTCAAACCACGCACGAGGACAAGCAGCAGATATTGAACCGATATCGGAAGGGACAAGGATGATTGACGTTGTGGAGTTTATCTACAACGAATTAGATTTTAGAACAATTATCATGGAATACTTCCCCACAGGATGGATTCACGTAGATTACCGCGTAGGTGGTAATGTAAAACGTCTTAAGTTAAAGGATGCTACGCATCACTACGAAAATATAACTTGGGATGAAGCAAAAAGATTATATGGTTAAAGGAGTGAATTACATGAGTGAAAGAATTGAAGGATCTGTAAAATGGTTCAGTAACGAGAGGGGTTTTGGTTTTTTGTTTTCCGATGAGGATGCACATATGGATGAAGAGGCACGAACAAATTATTTTGTGCACTACACCAGCATCGAAATGGAAGGCTATAAGACATTAAAATCAGCTCAGCGTGTTACCTTCGTGCTCAAGGATACCCCAAGGGGTAAACAAGCTTTCGAAGTATTGTCTGGATAAGACAAAAAACGTGGTTACCCGTCATGTCCAACCAGTTAAAAATTAAATAGAGGCCCTAGCTGGTGGCCTGTTAAAAGGAGAAGACATCATGACATTTAGAAATAATTTTGTAGTAGTAGTAAAATCAAAAGGTAAGGTTCTTAGAGACGAGCGGGGGTATGTACGCCTACCCTTCGGGAGCGACTACTCCATTGTCTTAAAGAATCTTGAAGGCAGGAAGGCAGTAGCTAATGTCACCGTAGACGGTAAGCGTGTATTCGGCGGCAACGAAGTTATTGTACCTGCCAACAATACTGTTGAGATTAAAGGCTTTATGGGTACAAATAATAAAGTCCGTAATCGTTTCAGATTTATCGAGAAGACAGCGGAAATTTCTCGATACCGTGGTGATAGACTCGACGATGGTATTCTACGTGTAGAATTCCGTTACGAAAGAGACTACGAACCCGTGCTTTACGTTAACGACAACCCACAACCGTGGGCAACAACTTGGTACACTGGTGGTTCTGCTGGTACTGGAGGAGCTGATTGGACTTACACAAGTTCAAATTCTACCGGTAATTTTAGTGGCCGCTCTTCAAAAAGTAAGAGTTCGAGTGTGAATTGCTTTTACAGCAATAGCAACGACCAAGGCATCACCGTAAATGGTAAGCCAACCAGACAAGAGTTCGACTACGGTAATGTAGGTAGTCTGGAATCCAGTAAGTACGTGATAGTAATCAGACTCAAAGGCCGTCGCAAAGACGGGGGTCGGGTAGTCAAACCTACCACCACGCGTACTAAGAAACGTTGTCCCACTTGTGGTCACGGCAACAAGTCATACCATAAGTTTTGTTACAACTGTTCCACTTGTTTAGTGTAGAATAATAGTGGCGGGTAACCACACACGAGGATATTATGTATTTAGCAGAGTTGATAACAAGAAAAAAATTTATACAAGAAAAGATAAGAGATACTGGTGAATATTTGTCCAAGGAAACTAACAGGGCAAATGTGGATCTGGCTGTAAAAAACTTGCTGGTTTTACTTGACAATTTGAAATCACATCTTATATTAATAGATGACAAGAACATTTCTACTGTTGTAGAATTAGGCGGTTCTAAAATCACTGTAGCCAACGCTGTTAGGCTGCGCCAGAACACGGAGCGCAAAGTAGATCTGGTGTCACAGCTTATCGCTCGTACAGAGTGTGCGTCACTTGATATGTTTAATTTGATGGAACAGCGAGACAAATTTAATGAGGAGCGTATTCTAATAGACCGGGCAATTCAGAAAAGTGACTGGTCGATAATAATAGATACTAGTAATGATAAAACAGCTTCTAGTTAAATTCAAAGGTATGGACGTAGAGTGTTTTTGTGATATCAACGCCCCCAAGTGTGATTGTAAGGACTGTAAAGAATATGTAGTTAAGTTCACGGAGGTTAAGCGTACGAAGACTACAAAGGGGCCTAAGAAGCCCTCTAAGGTGGCTGACCCTGACATAGCTAAGTTAGAGCGCCAATTAAAGAGAAGCACTTCGGAGCTAGAGCGCTCCTTGAAGAACATGAAAAATATTAGGATAAAATGAATAGATTTAAATATTGGTTGATAATGTGGTTGATTGGTAGACACACCGTAATAGCTAATGCTATGGTGTATGACACATGTGTTGCGCAGTGTACCCCCATCATAAACAAAGATAATATTATTCTAAATTTTGAAGACGCCGCTGGCCACAGGGCCATGCAAATGGTAGAAAAACACGACAATGAAAAGCTGTACAAGCAGGGCGTTCAGCGCTATGGCAACTCATTTGTTTTAAGGAATACTTAATGATTATAGGAATTATAGGAAAGGCCCGAGCAGGTAAGGACACACTAGCGTCCTACTTGGGAGAAGAGTTCAATGCACAGAAGAACAACACATACGTAATGATTGCATATGCATTAGAGCTTAAGAAACGTGTTCAAAGAGACTTTGATCTTAGTTACGAGCAGTTGTGGGGAGACTTAAAAGAGGTACCGGATCTTAGGTATCCTAAGGACGGTCTGGGAATTTCGTCTAACCCAGCGGATTATTGGTCCCCACGCGAATTTCTACAGGACTACGGACAGTTCTTTAGGGATAAGGACATAAACTATTGGGTTAAAGCTTTGTTTAATGTAATAGAAGACAAGGGTTATGATAATGTCATCATTACAGATTGTAGGCACGCAAATGAAGTTTATCCAATCATAGATAGGGGAGGCGTGGTACTAAGAGTGTCACGGCCTATTGAAGGAGCGGCTCAACAACCTAACCATATTTCTGAGATATCGTTGGATAAGGTTGATTTCGAGATTGATTTCGATGTAAGGAATGAAGGTACGAAAGATGATTTAAGAGGGCAAGCTAAAATACTTGTCCCATGGATAGCAGATTTACACAATATGAAATTAAAGGAGATTGACTAAGATGGCAAAGAGCAAAGACTTCACAGTGAGTGTGGCCCCGGACACAGTAATGTATACTAATATTTCTAAGTCCAAGGATGGTTACAACTCAGCGCGTATGGTTGCTAAGATTAGTGACAAAGAATACATGAGTATTTCTTATGAATGGGAAGGCTCTGGCGTCCCAGCATTCGCAATGGATCTTATGGGGTTCATGAAATCGCAAGCGGCCGAAGAAGATATTTGGGAAGGGCAAGAAGAGGCTTACGAAGAGTTTGCGGCTAAGAAGGGCGTGAATCCTTTCATGAAGAAGAAAGACGAGGACGAAGAGGAAGATCCTAAGAAAAAGAAAAAAGACGACAAGAAGAAAAAAGCTAAAAAATAAAGGAGTAGCCTAATGCCTATTGCAATGGAAGCTTTTAGAAAGCCCTACTGGATTAAGTATGAAGAAGGCGCGACTTTGGCGAGAGATGACAGTTTAAAGTGGATGGATTATTCACAACAACCCCGGCGTTACAGAGGTGGGACTTACCCACAAGCGGGATACAATCCCAAGCATAATTCTACTAGAGTAGAACAAGTAAGGCTTGATAGTGATAGTATCACTTTAAAAGGGTTTGACATGACTGAGGGCCCTGATGAAAGACCGCCAATAGGTTAAGGATAGGAGATTTAAATGGTTTCAAATGAGGAAAGGGAAAAGATTTTCCACGAAGAATTAATTAGAATTTACGATGAGCGTATTAGGGAATTTACGCGGCTTTGTCTTATACAAGCGCCAGATTACTTTTTTACAGATTGCCCTGCTAGTTCCAGTGGTAAGTATCATCCTATATCAGAGCTAGGCCCAGACGGTACTATGCTACATACCAAAAAAGTGTTTACTGTGGCCTATGAGCTATGTAGAGCACTGAATTGTGAAGACAAACGTGATGAGATCATAGCTGGTTGCGTAATTCATGATCTGCGTAAGCAGGGGTTGACTAGAACCGGGCATACCACAAGGAATCACCCTGACTTGGCTGCACAACTAGTCGAAGAGGTGCAGGAAGTCACCATGATTTTAGATGACGATGCTTTTAAGGTTATCAGAGATTGTGTGGGCTATCACTACGGACCTTGGAGTACGGGTAAGTGGAAGAAACCACTAGCTAAGTATACTCCTATGGAACTTTGTGTATATCTATCAGATTATACTGCCAGTAAACGCTGTATTGAGGTGGACATCAGGCGATAGTTATGACAACTAATATTGATGCAATTGCGCGAGACGCAGCTAAGAAAGTAAAGAACACAAAGAGTGATTTTGGAGAACTAACCCCCGGTGCTACTGGCAGACGTTATGAACCGGAGGGCGGTGTAACCAACCACAACGAGAGAATACACAGAGAAAGTAGACATGTTGATAATCACATGAACATGCCTTTTACTTTCTCTAAACCTAAACGAGAAGCTAGGGCAGCTTATTACAAGTGCCCAGACTGTGATTATATTCACAGAGGGAATGTAAATACATATGGTTTAATTTGTCCTGAGTGCCATAAATTTGTTATCCTAGAGGAGGTTCAAGATGCCTAAGAAGACGGGTGGTGGTAGAAGAGGAAGACCTATAGGATTTAAGCTAAGCGAAGAAAGCAAGCGTGCTATAAGCATGTCAAAGATGGGACAACGGCATAAACCAGAGACACGAGACAAGATATCAAGAGCTTTGATTGGCTATTTCAAGAGAATGAATCCTTTGTCAGACGAAATCTCTTGTAGTTATGGTAGATTTGAGGATGCGTGTATAGATGAGTGGATAGAAGCAACGAGAGAAGAGCTTAACATGCTTGAAGATGTTATGACTGACAAGTCGATGCGTAATTCACGTAGAATAGAAATAACATGTGGTCAGAACATAGAGTATTTTAGTCACAACCTGACACCAGAACTTATACTTATCTTTAAAGAACACTGTCAGAATAACGGGCTAGACCCGTCCGAGTTTTACGACACCTTGGAGGATACCTAATGCCAGCAAAAGGTAGGGGGAGGCCCAAGAATCCTCCCACAGTAAAGAAGATGATTAAAGAGGTCATGCCCATGCATGAAATCTTTGAGGAAGACGAATTAAGGATATATAATGATCTTGTGGGCATTTATCTACAGGATTTTGAAACTGATGATTTGTCGTCTGGTGATATGGACGATATTATGGATTTAGCCAAGAACAGGGTTCTTGAGATCCGTCTTTTAAAATCAGCTAAGGGACAGGATGATGGTATACAAGATATATCTAATGCCATAGAAAAGATTAGAAAGCAAAATGATAAAATAAAAGAAGGATTGTCAGTACGTCGTAAGGATAGAATCGACCCCAATGAATACAAGGGGTTCTCAATTGTTAACCTAGCCATGGCTTTTGATGACGCTAAGAAAATAGAGCAAATGGAAACCCTTCGTAAAAAGAAGGTCGAGCAAGATAAAATGATTGCTAAGAGAGAGGGTTACAAAGGAAATAGTGAGGACATCGACGTAGAAGAAGACGATAGGGAGGACTAAACTTGAAGCAGAAGGAAAGTAAGCATCTTGAAGTTGTGATTTCTCAGGGCAAAGAGTTAATAGCATTTTATAGACAGAATCCGTGTATAGCAGCATATGAGTTGCTGGGTGTGGACTTAGCTCCAATCCAGCGTTTAGTGTTTGAAGACATGTGGTTCAAGAATTATGTTATAGGGGTGTGTGGTCGTGGTTTTGGTAAGACGTTTTTACTAGGTACGCTAGCCGTCCTTAGCTGTATGTTGTATCCGGGTTACCGCGTGGGCTTAATTGCCCCAGTTTTTCGCCAGTCAAAAATGATATTTGCTGAGGTGGAAAAGTTGTACGCACAATCACCCCTCTTAAGAGAGGCGTGTGAGAAGAGACCCACAAGAGGTTCTGATACCTGTTATTTAAAATTTAAGTCAGTAGCCGGGGGACTTGGTTCTTATATTGAGGCGTTGCCATTAGGTGACGGTAATAAGATCCGTGGCTCCCGTTTTTATTTAATACTTGTAGACGAGCTAGCCCAAGTACCAGACATTACTTTGGACATGGTTGTTCGTCCTATGGGGGCTACTGGTATGAAACCAATGGAGCGTGTGCGCAGACTAGAGCGCCAAGATAAACTGATAGAGTTGGGCTTGGCCATAGAGAGTGATTTTGAGGAGGAGACAGTCAACAAGATGGTTATGACTTCTTCTGGTTACTACAAGTTCAACCACATGTGGCGTCGCATGAAGGACCATTGGTATATGGTAAATAAAGATGCAAACGAAGGTAAGGACAGCCAGTATGCTGTTTGGCAAGTACCTTACTGGGACCTACCAATAGGTTTTTTGGATCTAAACAACATTAAAGAAGCCAAGCGTATCATGTCTCACCACGAGTTCAGTATGGAGTACGAGGCGGCCATGATATCCGATTCTGAGGGTTTTTTCAAAGCTTCCCTAATAGATGACTGCACATTAAATAGTGGCTTTAATTTGGAAATGAGAGGCGCTAAAGAGGGTACCTATGTTATAGGTATTGACCCCAACCAAGGCGGCGCAGCCAGTTGTGGTGTAGTTATTATACGTATGGGTGCTACCACACACCGTATAGCTAATGTAATGGAAGTTAAGAAACAAACTACACAGGGGCTGACTAAAGTGGTACAGGCGCTGTGTGAGCATTATAATGTTGTTCGTATATTCATGGACAAAGGTGGTGGTGGTAAAGCCGTTTGTGACCTTCTAGAAGAAGGGTACGGAGGGGTGGAGCCTATAATTGACAGAGGAAATGACGACCACGCTCATTTCAAAGGCAGACATATATTAGAGATGGTGGTTTTCAATCCAGCATGGATTTCAGATGCCAACTTCGCCACACTGTCACTGCTGGAAGACAAGAAGCTATTGTTTCCTGAAACGCCCATTAGGTCTACTGTAGATTTAGAGGCCAGAGCTTATTCTAATGTAATGACATTGAAATCACAGATGTTGAACATTGTTGTAACACAAACCGCTAGCGGCTTACTACATTTTGATACACCTACCAAGGGTGCCAACAAGGATTTATATTCCGCGTTAATCTTAGCAGCCCACGGTGTAAGACTAATAGAAAAAGAGTTAGAAATTGACGACGAGCCGATACTACATAATGAAAGTGGTATGATACGTTTGAGAGCACCCGGTGCAAGTTGGGGAACCCTAACCAACGCTGGCCCGTCGACAGCTAAAATAACGTATAGCGCGGGAGCAGCACTATTACAAAAGAAAGTTAAATAATCTAACCTCTATATCTTATAGGAGTGGTTTCTAATTATAGGAGGAAGCTATGAAATTAAGTGTATTTGATTGCACTTTTTGGGATTTATGGATTCAAAAGATTCTTAGAAATGTAGCTTCGATGAAGTTTCAATGGCTTCTTTTGTTGTACGTACCTATAATTTATGGTATGTTCACCGAAGGTTTAACATCCGGTCAACCATGGATTACCCCCACAGTGGGGTTGGGTTTTTTGGGTGGTGGTTTCATAACCCTAGCTACTAGTAGAATACTCACAAGATCCAGAGTGACCGAAGAAGCAGAAAATTTCGAGACGTTAGATACAGATAAATAAATGGAAAAAATTAGCATATGGGATATAACGAAGATCATTGCGGCCGTAGCAATTGCTGGGTTCTTGTGGGTACAAGTAAACGCAATTGGTGATGGTATAGACCGTTGGCTAAACAAGACATCAGTACCAGCTATTACCGAAACACAAATTTCACGTATAGCTGCTGACATAATGCATGCCCAAGTCGTGGCTAACAAAGCACAGTTCCAAGAACTACAAGAAAAGATGGCTGAAACAGATAGCCGTGCACTTGAGGCAGCAAAAGAGTTAATAAAAGAACAGGGCGGCCAGATATCTGAGTTGGGCCGTGTTGTAGGGCGGCTTGAGTCCAAAATTATTGAGGTAGAGGCGGACAGTATTCAGCGATTTAAAGCACCGGCTGATGATCCTAGAAAAGAGTTAGAAATAGTACCCGCTGACCGTCCTGCGGCCAATGGTAGGATGATACCTGCTGGTAATATGTATGTTAGTCCTAACATGCCGAAGCTCAAAGACCGTTACGTGTACACACCTGCTCCACTGGATTTCTATTTTGATATTGTACACACACAAAGCCCTGACGGGGATTATAACAAGGGCGGCGTGACAGTATCTATGGCGGTAGAAAGCCCCACAATGCCTACTAAGGACAAAAGAGGTAATTATGTTTATGGAGAAAAGTTTCCCGTAAAAATAAATAGTTTTGAATACGCAAGAACACCAATAACGAAAAAGAGTTGGATGTTCAATCCGCGTATTGGTTTGGGCGGTGCTCTTACTAATGAGTTTTTTGCCCCACAACTAGATGTTAGTTTTTGGTCTTATGGTACAACAAAAATAGATATGGATTGGCGTTTTGTTAATATTGGTATGGGGGGCACTACTGATAAGTTTGTGGCCACGTTTGTACCAGTGTCCTATAACATAGGTAAATTCTTGCCAGTTGTAGAGAATATATTCTTAGGCCCTGCATTCGGGGTAGATTCAGATAGTAAGACATCATATGGTGGAACGCTAATGGTTCCATTTTAAAGGAGAAACGATATGGTTAGACGTTACGATGTAGACATTACGTTAAGACGTTCTGTGGAACCAGCAGTTGTATCTGGAACCACGGATAGGTACACCAATGGTCGCCAGGACTACCGAATTGTTGAACCCACAGTGGCCACAACAGTTTCTGGCACACCTAATACGGAGTTCATCTTATAGGAGTTTTAAATGGCGGACATAGATAAAATTACAAAAGATTTACAGACAAAGTACCCTAAGGCTGGCATCAGATCCATAAATGTTGATGAGTCTTCAGGGACATCTACGTTCCTGCTAAATCCTAATAAGGACGTAGAGTTGGCTTTCATAGAGCCTAGTAAGGGAGGCGCCGTACCAAGGGTATACAGGGACGCCGCCGCCACAGTCACTAGGGATGCTATACAGAACAGGTCCCCCTTGGATCTTATCACACCTAGTGTCATGGATGAAAGTCCTCAGGAGCTTTACAAGAGGGCCATCAAATACTATTATACTGAGCCTATTGTAGGTGCGGCCATCAACACATTGGCAAACCTAGCTGCCAAAGGCTTTGAGAATGACATTGATGATCCAAACATAAAACAATTCTATGATGTATGGGCATTCGATGTTAACATGGATGAAATGCTAGAATGGATTTTTCTAGATTTCTTCAGAACGGGACATGTGACCACATATAAAGTACTAGCTAAATATGAACCACGTGTATCCTATCTTTCACCAATTCCCGGACAAAAAATTAATAATGGTAAAAAGCCCGCTAAAGCTACTGGTCGAACACTTTCTAAGAGGCACCAGCAAGAAGTGGCAGCCATCGTTGAGAAAGCCAAGGCTGCGGGACTAACTGATGAAGCTATAGAAGCTGTGGAGTTAGCAGCAAAGAAGAACATATGGTCTAAGGGGCATTTACCTGCAGACTATACCGTTCTTAATCCTGAGTTGGTTACTATTGAGGGTAACCTTATGTTTAACAAGACTGTTGTTAAGCTTACCCCACCCCCAGAGTTAACCGAACTTTTGAAGAAAGCATCCGGCGAACAAACAGAAGAAGAGAAAGAACTTATTAAAGCCCTACCTAGTGATCTAAAGACTGCTGCAGAAAAGGGTGGAGAGTATCAGCTAGACTATAGACTAGTGGGTTCTATTACCTATAGGAAGCAGCCGTATGAGCGTTACGCCAAGCCAAGATTCGCGCGTGCGTTTGATTCCATTGAATACAAGCGGTCATTACGTGAAGCTGATTTAAGTACGTTAGATGGCATATCTAACTATATACTAAAAATTACTATTGGTAATGATGAGTACCCCGTAACTACACAACCGCAGCTAGAGGCTATATCTCAGTTGTTTAACACACCTAGTAAGTCATTCGACATTGTGTGGAATCACACCCTGAACATTGAAAAGATTGTGTCACCTGAGATTGAGAACATCTTGGGCATAAAGAAATATGAACAGGTTAATGACGACATCACCGGTGGTTTAGCCATCACTAGGGCGCTTATTGATGGGGTAGGGGACTTGAACGCCCCAGAAGCTGAGCTGGTCGTTAAAGGCATGATGGAAGAAATTAATTATGCCAGAAGACAGGTCACCAGATGGATTTATAGAGAGTACCAACAAATTGCGGAAGCTATGGGTTTTGACAGGTTTCCAAAGGTACGTTGGGATGAGAACATACTACAAGATATTATACTATATATGAATACTGTATCACAACTAGTGGACAGAAGAATGTTGAGTTACAACACTGCCCACGAAATTCTGGGTTTCAACTATGACACGGAGTTGGCAAACATGGAGATAGAGAAGCCACTTGTGGAAGACGGTACATTGGGTATCATTGGCTCGCCATGGCAACAGCAGGCACAAGGCGCTGGTGGCGTGCAGCCAACACAGAAGGCACCTAAGGGCTCACCATCCAATGGTAGACCTACAGGTCAAACCAACAAGAAAACCAAAGATACCAATCCACAATCAAAAGTAAAGAAACAAGCTAAGCCTAATAATCCCAAGAAATCGGCATCGTTTAAAGATGTAGCGGCGCAGTTGTCTGACGAGGATTTTGCTGGTCTTTTAACAGAACTAACTAAAGCTAGATTTAAAAGTAAGATTGAGGAGAATCAATAATGGATAACAAACCCATACTGCTTGAAGCAGAGATTGAAGTTGAGAAAGTGTCGGAAGAAGCCCAAGAGAAGGCTACTGCGGCGATTATTGAGTTGCCTAAAGATGACGAGAAACAAATGGATCTTCAATATCTGTCCGCCATCTTAGTGTCTTCAGGCGAGAATTTAAATCATGCTTACTTTCTACCTTCAGAGCTTGTTAAAGCTGAGGGCACGATTGTTAGTAAAGCTCTGGATATAGAGCACAAGGAAGATGAGATTATTGGACATCTTTATGATAGGGCCTTCATGACCAAAGAGGGCGCCAAATTAGAGATGGCTGAATTAGCGTCAGAGGACGCAGGTGTTCTTGATAAAAAGGACATGCATGTAGCGATGGCCGCTGTTGTTTACAAAAACAGGTTCCCAGAGATAGCTGATGAAATTGACGCTGGTAATTGGAAAGTTAGTATGGAGTGTTACTACCAGAGTTATGATGTCAAGATTGGCGACCTTATTATCACACGCCCAGAGGCAGAGGCCTTGGGTATAGCTACTATGGGTGATAGTCTTTTTGGCAGATTGGCCAAAGTAATCAAAGGCGGTGTCGAGATAGCTGAAGGCACTGTAACACGGGTTCTAAGGAACATAACCTTCTCGGGTTGTGGTATTGTTGAGAAGCCCGCAAATCCACCGTCTGTGGTATTAGAGACGGCCGGGGAAAAGGCAAAAGTAAAGGTGAGTAAGGAGCTTTTGATCATAAATTATGACGAGCTTGAACAGGACGAGGAAGTGGCGAATAAAGTAACCTCTCCAAAAGTAGAGGAAGTAGAACGTATTACAGACGATCCCGCATATGAACTAAGCGAGGTCAGAGAGTACGTGAAAACTGTTGTAAAAAAGATGTTAAAAAATACTAAACAGCAATCATTGTTGAAAGGTTTACAGGCTGCTTTATGCGAGGCAGCTCAAATAAATAATGATCGTGCAAAAGGAGACTAATTATGGGCGGTTCTATTGGAAAAGCGCAAACTGGATTTTTGAAAAGTATTCCAAAGCTTACAAGAATTAATGGTGACGATAACCTAAAGGTTATCTATCGAAATTTGGGTAACAATCATGCATACCCTTTTGTTTGGGCAGAGTCTTTTACTGTGGCAAGCGGTACTTCTGAAGTAACTCTTGCTAGTGGTGTGAAGTTTCATGGCTACGACCTTGCGTCTTATGCCAATGTAACAGTTACACCTTGCTATAATGCAGGTACTAATTACATTACTAAAGACACTACAGCTAATACTATTAAGTGCACAGTTGCTAATGCAGGTGCGAACGATGGTAGTTCTACGCTGGATGTAAAATTTATGCTTGGTATGGACCCGATGATAGACGGGATTTATTGTAGAGGCAACACGGGCGCAATGCCTAGTTACCCCTAATAGGTAAGTCTATAATATAGTACAATGGAATGGGAAAAGGTTTTTAGTATGTATACGCCCTAATATATAGAAGGGCGCAGGTTGGTAACCATATACTGTATAAAAGGTAAGTAAAATATATAGGAGGTATTATAGATGGACGACACATTGAAGACAGAGATTGCCGCTACTGTAGCGGAGATCTTTTCTGCTAAAGAAGAGGCTGATAAACGTCAACAGACAGAAGACGCCCTTAGCAAGTCCGCTGAATCAATTAAAGCTATGACTGCCTCACTTGATGCCAAAACGGCAGATAATGAGGAACTGGCTTCTCAGGTAGAAGCTATTACTAAGGAAAGAGATGACCTTCAAGTTGCGCAAGAGGCGGCCGACGAGAAGTTCAACACTGTGAATGACGAGTTAGAAGCCGCGAAAGCGGAAATGGATGATATGAAGAAGGACCAAGCTGCTGCAATTCGCGTAGCTGAGCTTGAAGAGGCTAAGGTTCTTGGCAAGGACACTGATGCGGTGCAAGCAAAGATCCGTGATATGTCTGACGAAGAGTTTGCAGCTTACAAGGAAGAGCGTGTAGCTCTGAGAGAGGCTGTGCTCGCTGAATTGGCAATCGAGGCTGAAGAAGCTGAAGAAGAGGTTGCTGAAGAAGAAGTCGCTGAGGAAGAGGTAGCTGAAGAAGAAGTGGCTGAGGAAGAGGCTCAGGAAGAAGTTGCTGAGGAAGAAGTTTCTGAAGAAGCTGCGGAAGAAGAAGTTGCTGAAGAAGAGGCCGAAGAGGCTGCAGAGGAAGATGAGATTGCTCCTGCAGAAATCAAAGGTCTAGGACATAGCCTGTCTGCTGCGCTTAATTTTGAAGTACTACCATCAGACGATTTGATGTCAAAATATGAAAAATTAGGTCAAGCGATGGCCGACGAATTCAAAAACGGAAAGTAACGATTAAAGGAGGAGTAGGATATGTTTATACCTAGAGAGCCTGTTTTAGAAAGCCAGTTTTGTCACTACGGCACTCAAACTGCAAATACACAAGGCATCGGCGGCGTAATTGCTTACGCTGGTAGTGTCGTATACCTTGATAGTGCGGCATCAAATGAGGAAGCTCTAATTTACCGCTATAACAACCACGCATCTGTGGCCGGACTAACAGCTTCTGAGAAGTTGCCTTACGGATTTCTTTTGCAGAAAGTGAAAACTGGATATCATGATGTACACCCAACTGGTTTTTATATGCCAGGAGACTTGGGATCTAGCGATGTTATTGCGCAACCAACTTACGACGGTTCTGGCAATATCAACGGCAGCAAGGCCGCCCCCGCTGGTGTAGGACACCTCGGTATCTATGATACCGTGCATTACACAGCAGAAGCTTCTGCTGACCTTCTACCTGGAGACGTATTGTATGTAGCTTCTAAGCGAGATGCAGACGCCACCGGTGGAAAGCTTACCAATTCGACCACTGACTCAGCGACTGATGCTACTGATGTTCAGGGTGTTAGATTGGCTTTGGCTGGAACGCCACCTACTGTAGCGCGTGTCCTTAAGGGCGCCTCTGCAGTTAAGGCCGCAGCGAATATTGCTAATACCACGTTGTACCCAATTAGGGTAAAACTGTTGGTGTAAGTAAGAAGTAACAAAAACGGATGAAAGCGCCTTCGGGCGCATCCGAAATTATAGGAGGAGTTGTTTACCATGGATAAGAAAGAAATGATGGATCTCTTTAAAGAGACCTCGAACATCAATACGCAAGAAGGACTTGCTGCTTATAGAGCATTTGCCGCTGCGTTAACAACTCCGATCCTTCAGAAGTTAGAACTTGACTCCATCATGAGGACACTATTCGCTGTTGAGCGTTTGGCCCCCGGAGCACAAGCTTCATACCCTGTAGCAGAAGACTTTGAGATTCCTGTTTGGATTCTCCCAGGTCTTGGTTACATGGCACAAAACTTCATCGAAGGCATCGGTGAAGAAGTATATGTCCCGACATTCGCTATCAACGCGTCTGGGGACTGGAAGATTACTTACGCGAGAGACTCTCGTGTAGATATCGCTTCCAAGGCTGCTGCAAGAGCCGCTAAAGACCTTGCGAATTACGAGGAAGAGTGTGGTTGGCGTGTAATTATGCCTGCTGCTACTTCAGCATTCTCTGGCAAGGGCCTTTTGGGTTCCCGCCCAGCACCTATTTATGAGATTAACCCTGCGTCCACTGGCGCTGGTTACCTCTCTAAAGAACTCATCAATAAAATGATGGTTGGTTTCAAGAGAACTGGCCGTACACTCACGGATCTGTATGTATCTCCAGAAGATGCTGCCGATATTCGTGAATGGACAGATACAGATATCGACCCCGTAACCCGCCGTGAGATTTTCCAAGCGGCTGGCATGGGTTCCATTTGGAATGTACAGCTTCATGAAGTACAGCATCTTGGAGCTACTGGTCTTTATAACATCAACGGCTACGGCTCTGCGTACGGTAAGTTTGTATGTGATAGCGGTGCTAACACATACAATCAGTACACTCTGGATAATCCGAATGTCACCGCTGCTGACGGCACTGTCGCCACTCTCGGTGAGACTCAGGTATTGGCATTTGACCTTAGCGTCAACGATTCTTTGGTTATGCCTATCCGTAAAGAGTACGAAGCCCATGACGATCCGACTCTGTTGAGACGTCAGAAAGCTGGTTTCTTTGGTTGGGCTGAGCTTGGTTTTGCTTGTCTAGACAGCAGAATGCTTGGTGTCGGTATCATTGACCGCAGTCTATAATCAAGATAAATATCTCGTTAAACATCTCGCACCCAGAAGGGTGCGAGATGCTGAGAGGTTTATATGATTTTTTTAATTCGATTTATACTATCGGTGATCCTCACAGAGGCTCTTACTGAACTTATAAGTAAATCGGAGATTATGAGCCCTATAAGAAAATGGTTTTTTGATCATCGGCAGGTGAGTATGTTTAACTGGATACACAATCTGTTGGATTGTGGCTATTGTACTTCCGTATGGATCGGGTTATTCACCGCACTCACTTTTCTGTTTTTCAGTAACATCTACCTAGACCTTTTCTTTGCAGGCATCATAATCCACCGCTTATCAAACGTATTACATTTTTTAATAGACAGGACTAATTCGTATCACGAATAACGGACAAGGGACTTAATTACTAGAAGAGGAGAAGAATATTATGAAGGGATTTGTAAAAAATAAAAGCCACATGTGGGCACACGCTATGAAACGTGCTGTAGGGCCCGGACAAACCGTGCCTCTAGAGGAACTGTACAACCAGTACGGAAAAAAGCATGACTTACAAGATGGTAGAGAATTTACAGAATGGTTGGCTACTGTTAAGTTACAAGACACCACACGATGGGAAATCGTAGTAGAAGAGGAATCGGCTGAAGTAAGCGAGGAGCTGACCTCAGAAGTGGGGGCTGGACCTGCTACCAAAAAAGTAGAAGCAGCGCAACCAGCGCCACAACCTGAGGTTGTTTTAGAGGACGGGGAATCCAATAAACCTACTCGCCACTTTGAAGTAGCTGATGTTGTCGGACTTACAGTTCGAGCGGCACGAGATAAAGTGCCTGAGATTAGTGATTTAAATCTCTTGAAATATGCTTTGCAAGAGGCTAATCAATTGAGCGGTAAAGATACTCTATGCCAGATGTTGAGAAAGAGAATATTGGAATTAGAGTAATTTTGCGGTAGACTTCTGTGGCCGTAATTTTTTGTATGCTTTTGATTTAAATGGTTATGATTTTTGTAATCAATAACATTAAAGGAGAATGCTAAGATGGCTAGAAGCTTACTAAGACAATTAGAACAAATTAGGAGATCTGCCACCTATGACGACGCTGTTGCTGGAACTGATACTTCCGCAGTCGCCGAGCCCGTTATATCGGGCTCTCTTGAGGCTGACCTTAATGTCTTAAGAACATTGGTAAAAGATCTTAAAGGTAGTACTAATTGGTATGATGATCTTGGCAGTTATTTTGATCCAACAGACACTGACGGTGGTAGTGTAGAGAACAAAGCTCTAAACATTACCAGCTTTAAGAATCAGACTTTGGATGCCAAGACCGTAATCGTGCCAGTAAGAGACTTCGGTCCCGGCGATGCCGGTTACGCAGTAACTTCTGGTACTACAGGAGTATTGCGTACGATTACTACCCAATACGCCACGGATGCTGACAGAACAGGTTTGCCTGTTTTCGCTAGCGTAAGTGGTACGTACGACGTTGGCGGTAGCGACAACGTTGTTCGTGTTGATGTTTTAAACGCTGCTAATGACCAAGAGTTTGAAGACTCTTCTGGTTACACTATTTATGCTAAGATGCACGACGGCGCCGATAATGCGGGCACCGGACGTGGCACCGATGTATATTTTAAGTTTTACGCTAATGGCTCAGAGGTTGATCTTTCTGCGGTAACTGACGATGTTGACAATGTTAAGTTCGTATACCCAGTAAGAAAACAAATGTCAGCCATGAACGAGTATGATTGGTTAAGAACAGACTTTGTCAGTTCTTGGGAAGGTGATGTTGAGTTAGTAGAAGACATTACCAACTTGTGGTCTTACACAGGCGCTGTAGATGGTGATGGTTCACCGCAGCCTTGGAGTAGTGCTACCTCCAATTATTTATTGAGTTCTGACCCATCAGACCTACAATCCGCTGTTGATTTAATCAATGACGGTGTTGGTGATATGTCTTTTACGGAAGACAATTATCTTACTGATGGTATGTCCGTAGCGGCTGCCTTAGACGCCTTGGATCAGGAACTACAAGACATTGCTGATAATGTTGACTCGGGCGTCGGCGAAAAATATGTTGAATCTGTTGCTGTACAAATTGATAAGAACACAACGCATCAACTTCCGTCAGCTATCATATTAGCTGGTGGTTATACCCCAGTTAGTACAGCGGGTAGAGAAGGCCAGAATATGGATGTTTATGTTGATGGCCAGTTGCTTGCGGCTGACACCGGCGTCAATGGAGCAAATGCCGACAGAGACTACGGTGAAACTACCGCGTCTGGTGTTATGTTTAGATTTAAGATTCAAACTGGACGTAATATTACGTATATCGTAAGACAGTAAACACTAACGAGGAGTAAAAGCTATGGCCAATTATGTGAACATACAGATTGCAGATAGTCCACCTACCAGTGGTTTTATTAATGTTGCTGATTCGGCTACTAGCTCTTGGTTTACTCATGCGAGAGATGTAGAAGTTGGGTTATACCCACCCACTT